TTCTTTTGAATTCTTTAGTTGATTTCACAAAGAATTCACTATATTATTCAAATCATAGTCAGCGAACTACATCAAAATGTACTTCGTGAGCTAGTGTTAAAACTAAGCAAGGATCTCACAAAATGGCAGGAAAAAAAAGAATTATTGACATGCATCGCGCAGATATTCGAGCGGAGTTAGAGAAAAAAGGAACTTCATTAGCTCAGCTTGGAATTGAGAACGGGTTATCAAGAACAACGGTTCGTAATGCCTTGGATAAACCATATCCAAAAGGAGAATGGATAATTGCAAATGCATTAGGGCTTAAACCTTCAGATATTTGGCCTAGCCGCTATCGCGAGTAAGGTTTGGAGGCGTTATGAAAGAATGGTTTAACTCTAAAGAGCTTGCTGGTGTTGGCGGGTTACCAAACAGTCCAAGCAATGTTACTCGAAAAGCTAAAAGCCTATCTTGGGAATTTAGAAAGGTGGAAGGAGTGAAAGGGGTAAGTTATGAATTCTCTTTTAATTCATTACCGAAAGAAGTCCAAGCCGAACTCTTATTAAAACAAAGCCAAGCGGTGGAAATTCCGAAAGCTAAAAAAGAACTCAACTACCTACCGGAAGTTATTTGGAAGCCTTATGAAAAAGCGACCGATAAACAAAAGGAAGAAGCAAAAGCGAAACTCGCTCCGCTGCAAAAGCTAGACGATTTAGTGAGAAACAACGTGGCATTAATGATGGCGCTTGATGCGGTTTCTACCGAGTATGAAATCGCGAAAGGGTCGCTCAAACGTTGGTATTACAAAGTGCGGTCTTTTGAACGCCCGGATTGGTTACCTTTATTGTTGGATAAACACAGCAACAAAAAAGCTGGCAAAGAAGCAGACTTCACAGAAGAAGCCTGGGAGACATTTAAGGCCGACTATTTTAGACCTGAATGCCCGCAATTTGGCAGTTGTTACGAGCGTTTAAAACGCGCCGCACGAGAAAACGGCTGGTCAATTCCATCTGCGAGCAGCATTAAGCGCAAAATCGCGCGAGAAGTGCCGAAATTAGTGCAAGTGCAATTACGCGAAGGTGACCATGCAGTCATGCAATATTACCCATCAATGCGCCGCACAGTGGCCGAAATTGAAGCCCTTGAGTGGATTAACGGCGACGGTTATCAACACAACGTATTTGTGCGTTGGCATAACGGCGAAATTGTCCGCCCTAAAACCTGGATTTGGCAAGACATTCGCACCCGCAAAATTCTCGCCTACCGCGTAGATTTAAGTGAAAACAGCGACACCATCCGATTAAGTTTGATGGATCTTATTTGGAAATACGGCATCCCGAAAAAATGCACCATTGATAACACCCGCGCAGCGGCAAACAAATGGATGACCGGGGGCGTGAAAAACCGCTACCGCTTCAAAGTAAAAGAAGATGATGTGACCGGGATTATCCCGATGCTTGGCATCGAATTGTTGTGGACATCGGTGCAATTTGGCAAAGGTCACGGGCAAGCAAAACCAATCGAACGTGCGTTTTCACACGGTGGTTTAGGCGAGTTAGTTGATAAACACCCAAGCCTAGCGGGCTTTTACGCCGGGGAAAATGTTTACAGCAAGCCTGACAACTATAACGGCGGCAAAGACGGCGTAGATTACGACACATTTATTTTAGCCATAGAAGATGGCATCCGCACTTTCAACGAACGCGAAGGCAGACAAACCGAAATATGCCAAGGCATTTACAGTTTCAGCCAAGTGTTTGAGCGCGATTACGCCAAGGCGCAAATTTGCAAGGCAAGCGCAGAACAAATGCGGTTTTTAATGTTGATGAGCGAAGCCGTGACATTGAGAAAAGACGGCACATTTGAGTTAGAAGCTGGTGGCAAGGTCAATAATCGCAAAAACCGCTATTTAGCGAGCGAGCTGATTGCCACAGCACACCGCAAGGTGGTGGTGAAATTCGACCCGCAAGACTTGCACAACAAAGTGTGGGTTTACGGTTTGGATGGTGTGTTCTTAGCCGAAGCGAAATGTACAGATGCGGTGGCATTTGGTGATAAAGCGAAAGGCCGCGAACACGATAAAGCACGCAAACAAATGGTGAAAGCGGTGAAAGCCCAAGCGAAAGCCACACTCACTATGAATGCACAAGAAGCAGCGCGTTATCAGCCTCAATTCGAGGAAGAAGAACCGCTAGAACCGAAAATCATCGAGCTATTCCGACAAGAAGGTAACGCAGTGCGTAAACACGAAGCGGTATTAGATGACGATGAAGAAACCAACGATTTTGAACAAGGCTGGCGTAAAGGATTAGCCATGATTAAAGAAGAAAAAGGGCTTTAAGCCGCATTTAAGGAGCGTTAAACATGACTTTAATTGAACAAATCAAGCAACTTTTAGACAACCAAGTCCACACGCAGCGCGAAATTGCCGCGCAAGCGGGGATTTCAGCCGGGGCTTTGAGTGCATATTTAAAAGGCACTTACACCGGGAACGTTGAAAACGTAGAAGTCGCATTAAAAAACTGGCTTTCAACCCGCGAGAAAAAAGAAAAAGTGTTTGTGGAAGCACCGCACTTTATCGAAATTCCGACCGCCAAGAAAGTTTTTTCAGCGTTAGATATGGCCAAGATTTTGCCAACCATGGTGACCGTTTACGGCGCGAGCGGTGTAGGTAAAACAAAAGCATGCCAAGAATACAAAAAAGCCAACCAAAACGTGTGGATGATTACCGCAAGCCCAGCGCGCGCAACATTAAGCAGTATTTTGTATGAGTTAGCCCTTGAGTTAGGTATTAACGATGCGCCACGCCGTAAAGACCGCCTATCACGCCTAATTACTAAAAAGCTCAAAGGCACACAGGGTTTGGTCATCATTGATGAAAGCGACCACCTTCCTTATGACGCGTTAGAAGAGATCCGAATTATCCAAGAAGAAGCCGAAGTAGGCTTTGCGCTAATTGGTAACGATAAAGTTTACACCCGCATCCAAGGCGGCGTAAACCAGGCGCATGAATACGCGCGTCTTTGGTCACGAATTGGTAACAACTGCGGCGTTAAAGCTAGCACAAAAGGCGATATTAAAGCCATCGCGCAAGCCTGGGGGCTTGATATAGCCGACAAGGATTTAATGACCGTCCTTTATGACATCGGCGGCAAGGCGGGCGGCTTACGCGCTTTAACGCAATATTTACGCCTAGCCGGCATGACAGCAAAAGGACAAGGCACTGTCATCACACTAGACCTAATTTTAACAGCCCAAGCACAAATGAAAGGAGCGAACTAATGACAAGCATTACAAAAAACAACACCTTGCGCGAGCAAACTAAACCACATCCAGTGTTTGGTGGCTGCAACAAAATCGCCCTAGGTTACTTATCACAAACGCAAAAATGCGTGTTTGAGTTAAACAAAATGGGCTTGCATGTATTAAGCATTGAGTTTGACAAAATCAAACCTCGCGTGCGCATTGAGCCGAACGCATTAACTAAGAAATTAGAGAAAACAGGCCAGGCGCTTGCGTATATCCAAGGCAACGATGGCGTGCATTTTGCCGAATATCAAATGATGGTCGAAGGCATCAAGGTAATTTGGCGCAGTTATTTACATTAATCAACGACAGGAGAAAACCAATGAATGAAGAAAAAGCTTATTGCCGTTCACAGCTAAAAACCTTGGGGGTGGAATTCGGTGAAATGGGCTTAACGGTCACAAGACTTATTGCAACTGGGGAAACAGATATTAACGGTAATACTTTTAGAATTTTTCTATCAGAAAAGGTAGGAAAAGGGATTCAAATTAGACGGGAAGACAAAAGGGACGTTTGTTTAATCCCTTATGAATCAATGGTAAAAATGGCAAACGCAATGGGATTATTTGATGACAATGAGGAGGAAAACCATGGCTAAAAAACCAACCCGAATTAAAACCGACACCTTTGCAGTGCGTTATCAAACGCGCGATGAAGTGGAAGTGGCAATTAAAGAGATCGGCGATTTAAACCGCAAATTAGAACGCCTAGCGATTGAACAAAACGACCGCTTGGCCGCAATCACCGAAGAATACGCGCCTTTAATGAACGTAATCAAAGAAAAGCTCGTGCCAAAACAAGATGCGGTGCAAGCCTGGTGTGAAAGCCGCCGAGATGAATTGACATTAAACGGCAAAACCAAAACAGGTACTTTCAACACCGGTGAAGTGCAATGGCGACAACGCCCGCCATCAGTCGGTATTCGCGGCACAGAGAGCGTGATTGAAAGTTTGCACACGTTAGGCCTGGATCGTTTTATTCGCACCAAGGAAGAAATCAACAAAGAGGCCATGTTAAATGAGCCTGAATTAGCCGCAACGGTGGCGGGGGTAACAATTAAAACCGGTGTGGAAGATTTTGTGATCACCCCTTTTGAACAGGAGGTGGTGTGATGTTTATCGAGTTTCCATTTGGCAGGCAAAAAATCATCTTAAATTCAGATCATATCGTTTCCATTTTATGGGACGAAAAATTTGGGGGTGCTCAAATCACTTTTAGTAACGGTAAATTTGAAGATTTTGCAATTTCAAAAGCTGAATTTGCGGAATTACAGAAAAAACTAAATCGATAAAACCTATTTAAACGCTCTTTAAACCCTAATTTAAGGGGCGTTCATAATAAGTTTTAATCAACAAAAAAGGAAACAAAAAATGGAAAATATTCATAAATTCAATCGCTTTAAATATTACAGCGAAAAAGCGGCAGAAAGCGAACACCAAGGCGACTTACAAGATGCCAAGGAACAATGGGCTATCGCAGAGCTTAACGCGAAAGACTCTAAAAATAAAGAATGGTGCAAACACCGCGCCGCGTTTTGTGACCGAGTATTAAGAAAACCGTTTTAAGGGGGAAATTATGGCTGATTATATCGTGCGCTTATATGGCGTGATTGAAGTGAAAATGACAGCAGAAACACTAGAACAAGCCATTGAGTTGTGTGATTTGAACACTGCTCCTCCATTAACTGGAATGGTGGTGGAAATTGATTCAGTGATTGAAGGGGAAGAAGTATGACTGAGCAAGAAAAAGTGCGGTTGGATGAAATATTGCAACAAGCAGCAATGCAGCTTATTAAAGCACAAACCTATCTTCGCACAGGGCAAGCTCAATATGCTGCGGTTTATGTGGGGAATGTGCAGAATTTGTTGCCGGGGTTGAGAATGAGATTGGGGAGATAAGGCGGAAATGATGGAGTTTAATGTTAAAAATATGGTTATTTCAAATGACTTTAGAATTAGACCATCTATGAAATCTCTAAAAGAGTCTAATGAATATAGATTATTTAAACGAAAAAATGGGGAGCTAATTTTACAGAGAAAATTTATCGAAACAACGTCATTTTATGATGATGGTAGCAAGATGATGAAGCCAATTTGGGAAGATATAGAAACTGTTAATGAGAAATAAAACCCATTTACAGCCCATTTGAACCACGTTTAAG